AAAACCGGGAGAGTTGTTGGTGTGACGATTAATCGAAGTAAGGCCATGGTGGTTGGCAATTTCGTATCCGCTGAGTGTATGGATTGTGCGTATATTGGAGACATTGGAGATTTTGAGATAAAGGGGAAGAAAGATGAATGATAAAATCAATTACGATAAACTTCAAAACGCTCTTGAGTTTGCCAAGTTAACAACCCCTGAAATGGATGATGAATATAATGAAATCCAGTTGATACTTGAGGATTATCGTGAACAATTAAAATCAAAAGGAATGGTCTGTATCACTGAAACACGGAAAACAAAATTTTTTACTTTTCCAAAGATATTAAAAAGTATTATCAATCCGTGTGGATTCCAAAGGGGCGGGATTGTTCCGGGTTCACAAGAGATGAAAACAAGCTTTCTTCATATACGCCCAGAGCCAGCCACGGAAGGGCCAGACGGCAGACCGGAAATAGATCGATGCAAATGTTATGACAATGGAGAAAAACCAGCACTTTTAACGGACTGGCGAAAAACCAATATCTGCCAATCGTGTTTAAAGCAAAAAAGGTTCTTTTAACGGTATCCCGGATCTTGGAAAAGAAGAAGGCACGGGGCTTTAAACATTACAAATAAAACATTGGAAAAAACCCATAACATGAGAGAAGGAAAACTGTCATGATTACAATAGTCATGTACTATTCGGGAATGTTCAAAGTCATCAATGCCGTGAGACCTGCAATCGGTGAATTCATCAGAGACCAGAATGCTATCTGGAAGGTACGGAACATCATCGTAAGGAGTGGGGCCGGTATTATCGAATGCTCGGTTGAAAGCGTTCACCTTGAAGTCTCTCAGGGTCCGCGTTTTTCGTATAAGGAGAGGCTTGAAAGGATTGAGCGGGAAGAGCTGATTAAGGGCGGCTGGAAGGTGGAGCGTGAGCCGGATGTTAAGACGGGAGAGAAGAAAGGTGTGAGTGGGTCGAAATAGAATAAATTATTTTTATCCTTGACAATAACTTCCAAATTCCGTATAGTGATATATAATCTTCAGAAACCAGGACAGTATATGTTTATGGTTTAAACACAAACAGGGGACATGTCATGACTTGTTAATCATATATGTGGTGATAAATAAGTAAGACCGGGTTCGACTCCCTTTCGCCACATATGTATTTTAAACGGAAATAACGGAAAATGTCAAATCCAGAAACACAATTCAAAGAAGGCAACAAGCAAGGACGCGGGAGGCCAAAGTCTGGGCGCTCTCAAGTCATTGGCTGGATAGATGACATATTAACAAAGCCTGTCAATAAAAAGCTCATCATTAAAGAACTCGAAACAGAATTTAAAGAATCCCCCAGGAAATTCATTAACAAATATGCAATACCATTAGCTCCAAGGGAATTAGATCTTGGTGACGTTGCCATTACTGCACTGATACAATATAATCTGACTGGGCCAAATGGAAACGATAAAGACGGTAAATCTGGATCTTAACGAGTACCAATGGAAGTACATTAACTGTAAGGCCAGGCATAAGGCGCTATTCGCTGAATTCCGGTCTGGTAAAACCACTATCGCCAATATAGACTTTATCCGAGATCTACAAGCTTGCCCCGGCACCAACGGTGCCATTATCAGAAATATCAATTATGAATTAAAAAGCACGACGATTCCCCAGTTCAAAACTATCTACGACTGGGACATGACAGGGGAGCGATACAACCAGCAAGACAAGATTCTCCATCTCAATGGTGGCGGGATGGTTTTGTTTATTGCCATGGATCGACCTGATTCAGTTAAGCGCCTGAAGAACCTACCGCTTGGAAGGGTCATGTTTGATCAGGCTGAAGAGATCCACCCGAGCATTTTCGATATGGCAATCGGACGTATCAGCCAGGAGAACGCCGGAACTGAGTCAAGTTGTGTTGGCAACTTCGAGGGCAAGGGTTGGTATTGGTATAAGTTTTTCAGCACATGGCTTGAGAGAAACGAGAAGACTTTTAGGTGTGGCGGTGATGAGCGGAAGAGAGAATATGGAGTCATGCGAGGGATCAACGAGGATTTCGTGGGCTTTTGGCCGCCTCCATTTTTAAACGCTCAGAATGTCAAGGCCGGTTATTATGAAAGCTTAGTACAGAACAATCCAGCCGAATGGTGTGATAAATACGTGTGGGGCATTGCAGCAGAGAACGCCGGGCTGATCCATAAGGATTTCAAGGGGATTGCTGATGACAAGGGTGGACATGTATTCAGAGAACAATTACAAGTTCCATTCAACTTCACACACTATGAAAGCATGGATTATGGCGTTTCTAATCCTACTTGTTGGCTGTTTGCCATTCATAATCCTAATGACGATATAACCTATATCGTTGATGAGTATTATGTCAAAGGCCAGGGGATCAGCTATCATGCGCCGAACATTAAAACTAAAAGAGCAGAGTTTGGAATGCCCGTGTGGACAGTTGGATGCCCTCGGGCATTCCAAACAGAACGGGACGGAAAGACCCCGGCCAATGAATATCAATCCACTTATGGAATCAATCTACTTAAATTCAACATCGGTATTGATACTCGTATTGAGATCGTTAATCGTCGGTTTAAGCAGGATAAAATCAGGATTCATGAAAACTGTGTTAATCTTCGTCGCCAGCTTGAGGGTATAACCTGGGAGAACATGAAGACCTATGAAGACCATGCCTTGGAAGCGTTTCAGCGATTGATTGCAAAGATAGATTTAGTGCAAGGGAATAGGGGATCAATGGACATGGCGAGAGAGATTGAAAAGTCTATCCCGGTCCCAATGACCGCCAATGTAATGAACATGGAATTTTAAGATATGAATGACAGAAAATACGAACAATACAAAACCCGGCTGCTTGAAGAGGGTTTACTGACTAAGCCTGATACAGAGAAAAAGGGTGAAGTTGGGACCGAGATCTACGGCGGTTATATCACCGGCGAAGAGTTCAATACTGAGCTGACCGACGAACAGGCCATTGATAATTTCAACAAGATGGATAGGACGGACTCACAGGTCCACGCAAGTCTTGAATTGGTATGGCTGCCTATCCTCTCCGCTGTATGGGAGATTCAACCCGCGTCTCAGGATAAGAAGCATATTGAACACGCTGATTTTGTCAAGGCAAATCTATTCCATAATGAGAATTTCAACTGGGAATCCTTACTCAGAAATATCTTAAAATATCTTCAGTTCGGGTTTTACGTATTTGAGAAGGTCTGGGAGATCAAGGAGAATAAGTACTTCCTCAAGAGTATCGGACCTCGTAAGCCAAAGACCATCCAGAAGTGGATCCAGAATGACGATGGAAGCCTGAAAGAAATCGAGCAGATGGTATTCAAGCCCAACGATGGCTATGAGACGTTGACCATTCCCAATGAGTACCTACTGGTCTTCACCAACGATCAAGAGGGTTTCAACTGGCGTGGCAAGTCGATTATCAGATCGGTGTACGGCAATTGGAAGATGAAGAACATGGAAATCAAGCTGGACGCCATACGCCATGAGCGGTTTGCAATCGGCGTTCCCATGGTGACGCTGCCGGAAAGCAGCACTGAGGTAAAGGACAAGGCACAGGCCATTGAGGTCTGTGAGACCTTCAGGGGTCATGAAAAGGGCTATGTGATCAAGCCTTACGGATGGGGTTTCGAGATCCTTGATATGAAAGCGAAATCAACGACCGATATAATGGCATCGATCAAATACCATGACAGCGCCATTATGGGCAACATCCTCGGAAACTTCATGGAGCTTGGAAAGACAGCGAGCGGGAACCGGGCATTGGGCCAGACGCTCGGGGATGTGTTCATGTTGTCTGAGCAGGCCGTAGCCAAGAACATTCAGAACGTGTTCAATGAGTCACAAGGTGGACGGCGCTTGATAAAGGATCTGGTTGATTTTAACTTCCCGAACGTGGACGAATATCCGAAATTGATTTCCAGTAAGATCGGTGATGTGAACTGGGAAGTGATAAGCAATATCCTTGAGAAGCTTTCAAGGACCGGGTTCTTAACTGTTGCTGAAGAGGATGAGTCATTTATCCGTAAGAATCTCCATCTCCCTGAACAGACCGAAAAGAAGGAAATTGAGAAGCCCAAAGAGGAACCCAAGGAAGACCCTGAAGAGGACGACGAAAAGAAGCCTGCAATGAAAGTAGCTGCTTGTGATTGTGGAGAACACCATTTGGCTGATACCGCAAGGCGTCCATTCTCTGCCCTTGAAAAAAGTATTAACCTTGCTGAGATAGATAATAAACTACGTGACTTTGAAAAGGGTCTCATACAGACAGGCGACAAACACCGCCAGGACATGCTCAATGCAATGATCAATAAAGGTGTGAAGCTGCTGTCAAAAAATACCGGCCGCGATGTGTTCGATAAAGAGGTTATCAATTTTAAGCCGCCCGGCAAAGGCAAGATGTTTTCTGAAATCTCAAAGGAGATGCGGAATGTCTACGATTACAGCCAGAAGAAAGCGCGCCAGGAACTCCGCGAGCAGGGCATTAAACTTGAAGAACCGGCGACGATGGTTATTGATGATCCAAAGGAAAGCAAAAAAGTCATAAAGTCCCTGGCGGAATTGGCCGTGGCAACCCTTACGATTAAGCTGCACAATGAGTGGCGCAAGGAACTGACCCGTCAGAAGAACCTTGGGATCGTAGACACAGAGCGGATCCGCAATGAACTTACTCGACTATCCAAGAACGACTTTGCTCGTGAGATGCGGGAGAAGGTACGAACAATATTCGGGACCGCCAGGGACACGGAAGCCGTGAAACACAAAGACCAGATCACCAGCGTTGTTCGTTCTGAGATCATGGA